AAGGTGCGACTACACCTGGCTGGGTTGGCTGAGAAGTTTGAGCCGTTTTAGCTCCTTCTATAACTTCAGCAGTTGCCTTTGCATTACTCTGTCCACCAGCTTGTTTTTGTTGTAACTTTCTTGGCAATGTTCCAGCTAACTCATTTTTTTCTCCCATTACAGCATCAACTTCTTCGTCTGACATTATATCTAATGATTTAATTATTTCTTTTTGAACTATGTTAAATGCTTTTCCTTCTGGGTCAGCAGATAATGTTTGTAATACTTTATTTAATTCTTCAATATTCAACATTTTATTTAACAATGGATTTGGGTCGATTGTTACTTTGAAATTATAATCACTACGAATTTCACTTGAAGGCACTTCAATAAATTCTTCATCCTCTCCAATAATTTTTCCTAATCTTTTTCCACTTGCCTCAAATTGTTCCATTTGAAGAATCATTTTACATAACCTAGCAATTCCCATTTCACCAATAATTTTAATCTTAGCAGCAAATCTTTGATTAGCTTCATTTATCAAGGCCATTAAACCAGTTGCTGTTTCATATTTTTGTCCTTGTCCTTTTGAAGCATCTCCAAATCCAATGGTTGATTGAATATCATTTTCAACTAAGGCCTCTTCGCTAGACATTGTAACAAAAGGTTGTTCATGTTTAACGACACCAAAGTCTTCATCTTGTTTTCCACCAATTATTCCACCTGGTCTCCAAACTAAGTCATTTTCATCAACTTCTGATTCTGGATCAACCCACCACATTTCATCTGAACTTTGTTCAGAACTATCTAACCTACGATTTCTAATATGATTTTTTTCATAAATTAATGACTCAACAGATTCAATTTCTCCAACAGCATAAAATTCTCCTGGTACTGGTTGATCTTTAATCTCAACGAATGGAAATTCTCCATCAATATACCAATAAGGATTAATATCATCTCTCAATGGTATTTTATCATTCCCAAAAACTCTAAGTCTTCCTAATGGAAATTCTTTTGAACTTCTAATATATAATTCTGTAACTTTAACTAATTTTTGTCTTTTAAAACTTTGTGAATGACCAATCGAGGTTATTCCTTCTTTTAAAATTCTTCCACGTTTTTTATTAATAAGTTGACTTACTTCCCATTTAGCAGAAGCAAAATCATCTTTAATTTCTTCTTCTTTAATAAATTCTGTATTTTTATAAATTCCCTCACGATTATCTTTAATTGTTTTTTTTGATAAATAAATATCGTTCATAACCCATCCAGCATTTTTAATATAATTACTTTGAGGGTCGTCCATCTTAAAATGGAATGGTTCAAGAGCTTTTATATCAACAAATTGTTCTATTCTAGATTTTGATTGTCCTCTAAAAAATCTTTTTACCTTAGCTAGAAGTTTCTTTTCAGGAATTAATCTTTCTATTTTTTTAAACATTACTTTCAAAACAGATTGGCCATAAATAAAATTCCTCTTAAACCAATCAATTAACTCTAATTGAAAATCTTGATTATAGAAATCATAATCTAAAATAGCCTTTGATTGTTTAACATACTGCTTGGCCTCACTTGTAAATCCTTTTAATGAAATCTTAGGTTGATTTAATAAAACTCTTGGAGTTAATGTTTCAATAATAGAAAAAGCTATTGGTAAACAAATATTATTTCTCCATGGATATTCTTCTTCTTCCTGAAGTCCTCTATAAAGGAAATAATATCTAATCATTTTCTCATAGATTTTATCTTGCCATTCTTTAGCAAAAACTAACTTTTCTCTATAATCGTCTATTATTTTTTGGTCTGCTACGTTAGCTTCGTAAGTTTTATCTTCATTTATAGTAGCAGAAACACGTTTTTTTCTTTTTTTGTCTCTAATTGGCATAATATTATCTATTTATATGTTCTTGATAAGTTCTCCCTGTTTTCAAAAACACGGGGTCATTTTCTTGTCTTCTTTTCCAAAACTTACTTCTTCTTTTTGGTGGATGAGCAATCTGAGATATTCTTGATAAAGCATCAATTACATCAACTTTTCCTCTTGGAAAACGAATTAACTGATCTTCTAATTCTATTTGTTCTTTTTTTATGAATAACCTACCTCTCTCTATTCTGGGTTGTAAGGACATTATTCTATCTTTTTTGGCTATTCTATCGTTAATTTTTAATTTTAATTCTTCAACTGGCAATATAATATTCCTTTCACTTTCCTCAACGGCCAAAAATGGCATAAGAGCAATTGAATATTTTTCTTTTTCTATTCCTATTTTTTTAGGCTTCCAAACATCATATAGTCTAAATATTTCTATGATAATATCTGGTAAATCTTTATAAACTGCACTAGCGTGTTGAACGTACCAATTTTGGTCTCTATCAACTTGAACTATAACTATTCCAGTCGGGGTGCTTGTTTCTTCACTCTTTCCTCCCAAATCAATAGTCATAAATGTAGTGACAGATATATCTCTATCTATTTTTGTAAAATATCTAAAATCTTCTTTTTTAAATGGAGCATCTGCTGCAGAAACAGGATTATTTTCATATAAATTTGAAAAATCACTAGAACCAATATCTTCCCTTATTGAATTTAGTTTTTCATCACTAAATCTTTCTGGATAATATGATTTTTTCTTATCGTTCCAACAACTAAAAATGTAAGCATGGGTTTTAGACATATATTTTCTTTAATTCTTCAGTCGCTTTAACGCCATTTAAAATATCATTATCAGTTAAACCTTGAATAATTCTAGAATAAATATCATTAAAATCCCATCTAGTTCCGATAACAACCCTTTTTCCTCCTGGTTCTAACAAAGAAAGTACATCTTTGTGATATTGCCACACTTTATCAATCTGTTCTTTGGTTTGTATATTTAAACGAGACTGTAAATCATCTTCCATTATCAAATCTTGATGAAGAGAAACTGGACTTTTATCAATACTTCCTATCATGGCCGTTGGTTCTTTTAACTTTTTTGTTCTATTTCCAACAGTAAACTCATATTCAGTCCACTTCTTTTGCTTGCTTGTGAAATCACCATAGATATAACGAAGCATTTGATTGTTTTCAAAATGATCTCTAACAATGCCTAAAAATTTCTTAGCATTATCTTCTTTTTCATTTGTAATAAGAACACGAATGTCTGGATTTATTAAAATTTGTTGAATTACCCAGTAACATGTAACTACACTAGATTTTAAACTACCACGAGGAGCTAATAAAAGTAATAATTCTGCTTCCTTATCTTCTGAGAATTTATCAAGTAATATTGCCCATTCTTTATGAATCTCTCCTATATTATATCCACCTAAAATTTCTTCTATTAAATAAATCAAATCAACTAAACCACGTCTTCTCATTTGCTCTTTCAAAATGTCAGACTGTTGTTGCTTTAACTGTTCGTATTTAAAATTTAATTTTTTTAATCTATCCTTCTCCATCTATAACCTCACCCTCAATTACTTCATCATGACCTTGACCAATTTTTTTGTTTACCATTTCTTTTTTTACTTCACCTAAGAGTGCATTTGTTTTTTGTGATAATAACTTTAACTCTTCTGCAGTTTTTTCTAACAATGGATTTGCAATGTTAGCATTAAGTCTTAATTGAGCAGTTTTTGCTATAGGACTAAATCCAGCTCTATCTTGAATCTTGTCAGAGATTCTATTTCTTAAATCGTCATCAGTTGATGGATTCTCCATTATTCCCTTCTGAATCTTATATGCCTTTGGAGCATCTTTTTTATATTTATCCCAAAGACTTTCTTTTATAGAATTAAATTTTTCTTTATTATAAATTCTACTAGCATAAGTACTAGCATACTTTGGGTCTGAATTAGGAAATGCCTTTATATATGCTTCTTTTTTATCTAAACCACCGTCTATAAACTTCCAAAATAAAACCTCTCCCTTTGTTTGGGGTAAGGATATTTTTTTCTCATCAATTGTTACTGTTCTTTCTTTAGGCATAAATATTTGAGACATAGGAAAATCCCCCCGTACATGCGTTTATAGGGGTATTAGGGTCACACATACGCAACCGTTTAATGGGATTTTTCCTATTAAGTACTTTCATACTCTATATATATATACAATTCTCATTTTTGTCCACCTATTATCCCCATTTTATCCACCTTTTATCCACATATATAATAAAAAAATATCCTGCTATTTCTAACAGGAAAATATAAGACCTAGCTAGTTCTATTTATTTTTTTCTTTTCTTAGACTCTAAAGCTCTATTCATTGCATCAAGTTCTTTCTCAATTTTTATGTTTTCTTCAACATATAGCATATCTTTCTTTGACATATTTTCATATTGAATAGACTTGTTTAAATATTGTTTTGTCCCTTGACTTTCTTTATATAAATTTTTTAAATGATTACTAACAACAAAATTAACAAAAGTGCTCATCGAACTTTTCTTTGATTTATATTTATTTCGAACATTCCATATTTTAATTCTTAATTCTTGAGCAATATCATCAGCTGTCATCCCTTCAATTTTATATAAATGTGATTTTATTACAATATTTTTTTCTGCTTTCTGTAATAATCTAACACCAATACTATTTTCTGATTGCTTTCCTCCATAATTTAAGATTGGAATGAATGTCGAATTTTCTCCAGACTTCTTCTTTTGCATCTTTAATTAATTTATCTCTTACTTTTTTATTTAATAACTTTACAATAGCTTTATAATATTCATCTATTGTATTTGCCTTTAATGCATTTTCGACTTTTGAATATGTTTCACAATTCTCTATAACGCTAGCCGCACCAGCCATTGTGAAATCTAGAAACTTAATTTCACTTTTACTCAAATTAAAAGATGTCTTCTGAACAAGAGGTGCTAATCCAATATCAGGAGCAAGTCCCATCATATATTTAGGAAAATTTTTAAATGGAACAAAATTATAAACATGATCCCACACATCACCTTCTTTTTCTTTATGATACGGAGAGAGTAAAATAGTTTCTATATCGTAGTCCTTCTTTACTTTCTTTAAAACTTTTTTAACAAATTTAACCTCTTTCCAATGAGTTCCACCAGCTGCATAAATAACTCTTGGCCTTGTGTAATATGGTCTTCCCCACATCCACATAGAACTGTCAACTGAATTTGGTATAACATCTACACGACATTGCTGTCGCTTCTTTAATATTTGTTCTTTTAAATATTCAGTCGTACAGGTAATAATATCTGCCTCTTGAATTAACTGTTCTGTAAAATCTTTAGTTTTTTTATATTCTTTACGAATTAATTTATATGGAATATCCCAGACCATATCATCTGTTTCATAAATCTTTAATCCCTTAAATCTTCTGTATCCTTCTTTAAATGGTCTAAGAAATGGAGTATCAAAATAAAATCTCTGAGTTATTAAAACATCAGCCCAATAAAAAGGAGATAAATCTATATGCCCTTTATCATTATTAAAGCTTGTTAAAAATTTTACATCAGCATGTTTAT